ATCGAAGTGGAGCTTCTCCGACAGATGGGGGCATAAGCAAATGGCCACACCAAAGCACGTATCAGTCCACATGGTGGACGCCGCTGGCAACCGTACCGGCGCCCCCATGAAACTCAGCCTCGGCATCAGTGATGTCGTCGTTTCCGAGGAGCTTTCCACCTACCTCGGAGGCTACCGCCCGACAGGCTTTCGCGCCGATGAGGCTAGCCCCGTCATCCTCGTGGACCGGGACAAGGACCTTTACCGGGACTTTTCCAGCGACGACGCTTTTCGCGCCGTTGATGTGAAGGGCTCGATTGAGGGCGCAATCCCCGAGGTGGACCCCATCAGCTCCACCACGGAATACAAGGTGGTACTCCGTCCTCGCCAGCAGGCGCTGAAGCGCATCCGCTGGGCCATCCAGCTCGATCGTGAGATCGACACCTGGAACCTTCTCCAGACCGGGGCCAACTGGGCGGCAGCAGCCACGGTCACCCTGGCGGGCGGGGCAGAATGGAACGGCGGCGCAAGCTCCGATCCGATTCTGGACCTTCAGACCCGCATCGAGGCGAGCGCGCAGGGCGTAACGGACATCTGGATGAATGACATCGTGGCCAACGCCATGCTGCGTCACCCGAGTGTGCGCGACCACATGCGGCAGTTCTTGGGCGACTCCAGCCCGGAGAGCACCATGGCCAACGTGGCCAATGCTGCGGACTCGGCTGTGGACTTCCGCATTCCCGGCTTACCCCCCATCCATGTGGTATCTGGCCGCGTGAAGAACGAGGCCACCGCGGCGCTTGATCGCGTTCTGGGAAATCACGTTGTCCTCACGACCAAGCCCCCGGGGACCCCCACGGACGGTATGGACATCGCCACCACCTACACGTTCCGGCGTCGCGGCACGGCTGGCGTGGGCTTCGACACCCGCGAGGTCCGCGTTGACCTTCGTGGGCCTCAGGGCGGCACGATGATCGTTGTGAGCATGGCGGACATCGCGGTGATGACCGGCTCCAATGTCGGCGGCCTCATTCGGGACGCGGTACAGTAGGCCCAACAGTAGGACCTGACTGCCAAGCGGCCACCCCTCACCGGGTGGCCGTTTTCGTTTGTGGTAGGCTTGCCCCATGCCTGCGAAGAAACCAGCCGCCCGGAAATCTCTTTCCAAAGCCGAGGCCATGCCGCCGGCCCCCGCGCCCAAGGCTCCTGCGCCCAAGGCTAAGCCAAAGAGGCGCGGCCTCGTCCAGCAGCAGGACAGCCAGGGACGGCCGCAGTGGACGGCCCTGAGCGCGGTTTCTTACGTGGACGCGAACGGCAGGCGGACGCTTGCCAAGCCCGGCGATACTGTTAGCGATGCGGGGGCCGACGTCTCCGAGGACCTCCACGCGCGCGGTGTCCTCGCCCCCTTGCTCGGGTAAGTCATGGCAGGCGCAACCATAGTGACGCAGCGGATGATTGAGCTCCGGTTCGGGTCCAAGACCTTCCGCGATATGCTGGACGACGACAGGACCGGCCAGGCCGATCCTGAGCGCGTGGAAGAGGTCTTGAACGAGGCCACCGACACCGTAATGGGCATCCTGATGTCTGGCTTTACCCTGGCCCAGGTTCGGGACCTCGCCGCGGTAGACTCGGCGCTGCGGGGAATGTGTTGCGATGTGGCGATCGGCATCGCTGGACGCCGGCGCCCTGGCCTGCTGTCCCCGGATGGAAAGACCCCCTACACCACGATCCAGGAGCGCGCCGAGCGTAAGCTGATGGACATCGCGGCAGGCAAGCGCCGCATTGCTGGCGAGGAGTTGGCCGGGCGCAACGCTAAAATCGGCGTACGAGTCAACCGAGACCCCGCGCGCCATGTGTTCGCAGCCTCCAAGGGCAACCCCACGGGGCCCGGTGGCTTCTAAGCCTCTGCCCAGGGCCGTCATTCGGCTGGTGAGCGGACGCCGCGGGGGCCTGCGCTTCGTGTGCGGGGAAGGGAGGGAAACGGCCGCGGAGATGACGCGCCGCCTCGTGGCCGAGCTCCGGAGGGCCAAGCGCCGTGGCTGAGCTATTCGGCGTTACGGTGGACACCACCGACGTGGCCGAGCTGTTTGCCAAGTTTCGCCGCAAGGGCGGAAACATGGCCCCCATCATGGAAGTGGCCGCGGAGCTTCTGGTTTCCGAGATTTCGGACCGGTACGACTCGGAGGGCGACGGCGAGTGGCCACCCCACGCCCCCGCCACCATCCGCAAGACGGGGGAGCATCAGTTGATGCAGCTAACCGGGAACCTCGCCGGTAGCACCATGCCGCGACACGGGAAGGACTTCGCAGAGGCGGCCACCGGCGTGGCCTATGTGCGCTTCCACCTCGAGGGCGGGGCCGTGATTCCCAAGCGCAACCCCTTTGAAATCACGGACGAGGCGTTTTCTCGCGTGGAAGAGTTCATTGTGGACGAGCTTGCCGATACCCTGGCCAAGTTGTGAGCATCGGGCAGACCAAGCGCGCGCGGCGGGCCATCATGGCGGTCCTCCAACCCCTCACGGGTACCCGGGCCACCGGTACGGCCACCGTGAGCCTGGCATCCGGGCAGACCGCAGACGTTTGCATCCCGGCCAACTCTCACGCGTTCCCCATCCCCGAGTCTGCCGCAGGCGTGGGCCAGGTGGATGATCAGCGCATGCTCCGGACCACCGCCCCGATCATCGTGACCAGCGCCGGGGCCAAGCTCGTCCCCGTGACCAGCATGATGGGCGGCGCGTGGCACAACGCGCTTGGGGCCGGAACCCGTCTCGTTTGGGACCCACCCATACCCGGCATCGAGACGCACAGCAGTCTGAGCGCGGCCATGTCCGGCGGCGCCAACGCCCTCGAGGTCCCTGGATCAAATGGCCGGATGCTCCCCGGGTTCGTGCGCGACGTCTCCAGCTCCACGGACATCGCGGCCACCGATGTGGCCAAAGACCTCTTCATGGCCCGACTTAGCGCGCGCATCCCCTCGGTGGTGGTGTCGTGGCAGGGCTCGGACGAGGGGGAGATTAAGGGCAGGGGCCAGCGCCAGCGCCCCGATCGGTGGTTCCTATTCATCGTCACCGACACCCGCAAGGGCGAGGAGCCCCGGCGCGACTCCGGGGAGGACATCATGGACGCGGTGGAGGGCCTCATCGGTGACCGCAAGGGCGTGGACGGCTACCGCTTCAGCGACCCACCGGCGATCGTGACCGGGCGGAGGCGCCTGGCATCCACGGAGAGCTCCACGGTGTACGTGGTTTCCGTGTCCACATACTCGTCCGTGCGGCGGACGGACCTTCGCGTCGATACAGTGCCAGGCATGACCGCCGACGCAGCCACCCCCGGGGCCGGCGAGACTTGGGACACCCTGCGGCTACAGGGCCAGACAACCGACGACCCCCCGTTTGTCATCACTGGCCCGATAGTGATAGACCAACTACAAGACGCCTTCTCCGAGGGCTTCACGGACGGATTTAGCTGATGGCCCAGACCGCGAAACCATTCGCCACCCTCGAGACCGAGCTAGCCGACAACACGGCCAAGGACGTCACGCCCCTGAGGCTCCGAAACTTCCTAGAGTCGGCCCTTGGCTGCTATGGGGCGATGCATATCGACGGCGGCTCCACTGCCGAGGTCCTCACGGCATCGGCCACCAAAATCACCGGGTGGCTCACCGCTGGCCTGGCGAAAAACACCACCCCGGACCCCACGACAAACGACGAGCTCACCCTGAGCGTGGACGGAATTTGGCTCGTTTGCTTCTCTTGCTCGTTCCTCGTCACGGTGGCCACCGACCGGTTCAAGTTTGAGCTTCGGAACAACGATGTCCAGGTTCCCGGGTTCGCCTCCGATGTGTCTGGGACGCTAGGGGACCGCGTTGTTTGCTCGTGGTCCAACGTTGGCTCCTTCGTGGCCTCGGACGACCTCACCGTATATGCTACGGCCATCGGTGGCCTTGGGGACGCGACACTAGAACACGCCCAACTTACCGCCACTCGTGTAGGCTAGACCCATGGCGACCCCCATCAACTACAAGCCCGGAACGTTTGCCCGTTTCTTTCGGGCGGTGAAGGGTCGGAATGTGAGTCGCTTCGGGACCGCCCGCTACATGGGCGGGTTCCGGGCCGCTACCATCATCGGAGGCGCGCGCGCGCCGATGGCCGCAGACGCCTCCGGGGACGAGCTCGGACGGCTTGGCCAGCGCGGGGCCAACGTCGTGGAGCACGATCTGGCCATCGTAACAGCCATCACGCACCACGAGGCCAGGCGGTACGCGCGCGAATACAATCGAGCAGTGTCGGGCGGGGACCTTCGGGAGGCCACTGAGGCCGATTACATGGACTACCTCCGCGCCGATGCGGAGCACGCGGCCAAGGTCGCGGAAAAGAATGAAGCGGTCGCCAAGGCGCAAGCCAAGGCAGCCAAAAGGGAGGACGAGTTGGCTAGCCAGCAAGACGCCGCCCGAGCAAACAAGCGGGCCCCGAGGAAGGCCCGCAAAAGCAAACGCACAACCTCCGATGCAGCGGACGGCGGTGGTGCGCGTGATGGGTCGGACGGTCCCGCCCCGGAGTAGCAAATGGCAATCCCGCTAGCGGTCGCGGCCTCAGTAAAGAGTCCCGGCCTTTTCCTCGATGTAAACTTAACCGCTGGACAGTCGTCGCCGGGTAGTGCCGTTCGGCGCTGTCTGATGGTTTCGCAGAAGTCCGCCGCCGGAACCATTACGGCCGATACCGAGCTCGTGCGGGCGGTAGGCGGGGAGCAAGTGGTTTCGGGCCTACTTGGCCCCGGCTCCCTCGGCCACCTGGCATCGATCGCGCTCTTTCGTGAGTATGGACTGGCCCAGGTTGACCTGATTTGCCCAACGGCATCATCAGGCGTGGCGGCCACCGAGGACGTTACCTTCGCCACGGGTCCTCCCACCGTTAGCCACACGGTCAATTGCTACATTGCGGGGCGACGAACCCAAATCGTTTGGGCCGCCTCCGAGACCGACACGGTCGGAGCGGCCACCCTCGCCGCGGCCATCAACGCCCAAGTAAATCTCCCGGTTACGGCCACCAGCGCCCTGGGCGTGACAACCATCACGGCCAAGTCTGCCGGGACTTGGGGCAACGACATCAAGCTACGCCTGGAGGTACTCGACGGCACCACCGGAACGGTTACCGCCGGCGCTGCGGCCCTTTCGACGGGGACGCTCGAGTATGACTGCACCACGGCCCTCGGGCTCGTCACGCAGGAAGAGTACGATCTCATCCTGGTTTGCACGGGCAACACGGACGCCAACGACGGCACCGCCACGAGCAACCCCGGCATCGTTAAGACTCACATCGATGGGCTGGACGAGGGCCAGCAAGCCAAGCTTCAGCAGTCGGTATTTGCCGCCACCGGGACCCTGGCGGCGCTCAAGGTTGGAACGGACGCTCTGAACTTCGCGAGGGCCCAAGCGGTATTTGCGAACAACGCCCTGAGCCTCCCCTGTGAGTGGGCGGGCGCCGAAGTCGGGGCGAGGCTTAAAGCCGAGTCGGTCGACCTGGCCGCCAACCGCATCCGTCAGGAGTACGTGGCGGACCTGTTCACCGTGGACGACTTGAGCGCCGACGCTCTCACCGAAGCGGAGATTGAGGACGCGCTTAACAACGGCGTTACCCCCGTTGGATTCACCAGCCAGGGCGTGCCGCGCCCGGAGCGTCCTATCACCACCTTTCATCTGGACGCATCCGCCAACCCGGACGATCGCGTGCTGGACACCTCGCGCGTTACGGGCACCGATGGCGTGGCCAAGGACATCCGGACCACGCTCCCCCGCGAGTTCCAGGGCGCCAAGCTCTCCGAGGACCTCACCGGGCCGGTGGACGAGCTCCCCCCGGGCGTGGTGGAGGTTCGTGACATCAAATCCTTTGTCGATGGCCGCGTTCGGTTTTTCATCGCCCTGGGCGTAGTGAAGGGCGCGGACTATCAGGAGAGCGTGGACAACGGGACCTTTGTGGTGCGGGTGAATCCGTCCGACCCGTCCCAGTGCGACATCGTTCTACCGCTTAAAATCGTTCCGCCGCTGGCCAAGTTCTCGGTGGTCGTTCAACACGTCGGACCGTAGGAGTTAAGCCATGGCAGACAACGAACTGAAACAATACCCGCGCGGCTCCCTCGCCATCGGCAACGGTGACGTGCAATCGGCCGCCTCGGCCAGCTTCACCACCACGAACAACGGCAAGCTGGTCCACACCCTGCGCCGTAGTCCGGCCGGGGTTGTGCTCGGTACCCGCGAGGCTTCGGGGACCTTCGAGCTCGTGGTGGACGAGGACGGACTGGAGATCGAAATCTTCAACCGCATCGCCAACGGGGACACCGTCAATTTCAGGTTTAAGATGCCCCAAACGACCAAGGTGATTGAGGGCATCCTCACCAACGCGGACATCAGCCTGCCGGTTGATGACGTCGTGGGCGTAACCCTCGCCTTTGTCGGGCGCCTGAAGGCCGGTAGCTAGGGTGTCGTTTACGTCCCTCGTGTTGGCCGTCCCAGCATCCGCCACCCCGGGGGCATCCTCGTCCGTGGCCGGGTTGGAGCAAAAGGCCGTGCAGATTGTGATCGGCGCGGCCGTGGCCACCTACGACATCCAGGCTAGTCTTGACGGGACCAACTTTGCGACCATTCCCAACGGCTCTGGACTTTCCGCCGATGCCCTCGTGAACGTGCCTTACATGGCATCTCTGATGCGCGTGGACGTCACCGCTTGGACATCGGGAACAGCGGCTATCACTGTCGCCGCTGACAACCCAAAGACAAGTTGAGCCTGCCCGCGCTATGCTCCGGGCATGGCGAGGAACAACGGGGGCGCATCATCTGCGGGTGCCCCAAGCAAAACCAAGGCTCCGCAGTGGCAACCGCATCCCCCCGACTCCATCAAGTCCTGGCTGGCGGGCAAGACCCTCCAGCAACTAGGGGCCACCGAGCAAGGCGGGCGCGCAATGTACCCGGAGACCATCCGGAGGCGAGACCCCAAGACCGGCGAGCTCCAGGAAGTAAAGCTCCTCGTTCGGGTGCCCACCTCGATGGAGATCGCGCGCTCCAGGCTCAAGGCGCTGGACTGGGTGAAGCGGGAGGCCCGGCTTTCCTCGCGGCCCACACTAGGGGAGGCCGAAGCCATCTTTGGTCCCAGCGCATTCGACGAAATCGATACCGTGTTTTTCCTCGCCGCGTGCTTGTTCGATCTGGACCCCATGGGCAACTCTCACCCGCCCTACATGATCGCATCGGAGCTAGACGCGAACCACCCTCGAGCGTCCCTCCACGACCTGTACGCTCGGGTCTCGTTCTATCAATCCACGGAGGACCCCCGGGTCCCCGAGCTCACCGAGGCCGAGTTCTCACAAACAGTCGCTGCGATTGCCAAGGCGGGCAATCTATCCCCTTTAGTCGTTATCGATGGGCGCGCGCACAGCAGCTTCATAGCTACTATGGCGAGCCAGCTCGCGGCCTATCAGACGGCGCCACCCTCTTAGCGATGTACCGCGATTTTGAATCAGGCGAGTGGCACCGGCTTAAGCTGCCCAAGGTGGTCTTTGCCCGGCCCTTCGTGGACCTCATCACTGAGCGGGTGACCGAGGACGCGCGCGCCGCGGACCCCGGCGACAACCGCGGGGACGGCATTCTAGGGAGGTTTGGCCGTGGCTGATTCCAAGGCGACCGTTCGGATTGACGCCAAGACCGACGGCTTTAAGCGTGGGATGAAGGAGGCCGAAAAGGCAGCCATCGCAGCGGGCTCCAAGAGTGGATCCGCGTTCTCCAGGGGGATGAACGTAGGAGCAGCCGGGGCGCTCAAGTCCATCAAGGGTGTGTTTGCCCAGGCCAAGACCCTGGCCACGTCCCTGGGCGGCGTGCTTGGCGGCGTAGGGTTCGCCTCCCTCGCCAAGGGGGCCATTGACTCGCAAAAGTCCTTCAAGCAATTAGCGTTCAGGATCAACCTCGCGGGCGGGCAGGCCATCAAGTGGCAGACGCTACAAAAGCAAGTCCAGAAACAGGCCCTCGCGTCCAAGGTGGACATTGGCAAGCTTGGGGACGGGTTCAAGGCGGCGCTTCAGGAAACCGGCGACTTGAAGGCCGCGCAGGGTTCCCTTGAGGCCATCGCGACGATCGGCAAGAAAACCGGAACGGAGTTCGCCACCCTCGGAAAATTGTCCGGCATTCTGCAACAGAAGTTTGGCCTTGCAAGTGGAGAGATGGGGGACGGCCTCCTCCAGATGGTGACCGCAGCAACCCAGGGCGGCGGCAGTATTGAGGACCTGGCCGCAGACTTCGCAGAGGTGGGAGGCAAGGCCAAGACGTTGGGACTCCAGGGCCCTGAGGGCATCCGCAAAATGGTTGGTTTCCTCAACCTGGCCAAAAAAGAAACGGGGAGTTTTTCCCAGGCGATGACGGCCCTCCCGCAAGTGTTCGACCAAATCATTGAGCGCACATCCAAGGGCGTGGTGGCCAGTGGCGGCAAGGTCCCGATCAAAATCCAGGCGGTGGACAAGAACGGCAAGCCCCGGGACCCGTTCGCGATCATCCAGGACATTTTGGCCAAGACCAAGGGCGACGCCGCCAAGCTGGGTGAGTTTGGCTTTGGCGGGGAAGGTCTACAGACGTTGCTTGGGCTCGCGAAGCCATTCGCCAAGGAGCTCCAAGACACCGGAAAGCTCACCAAGTCCAGTGGGGACAAGTTTCAGGCCAGCATCATGGAGGCAGCCGGTGCGGCTAATGCTTATGCCGACATGCAAAAGGCAACCTTGGCGGCCACGGCGGCGGATAACATCCAAGATGCGATAAACCGTCTCCAGATCGCCTTCACAAAACCGGAGATGATCGCCGCCCTCGAAAAGATGGCGGCCGTGTTGCCGCGCTTCGCGACCGCCGTGGCCAATGTGCTCGCCAAAATCATGGACAACCCTGCGCTCGCTGCTGGCGTTTTCGTGGGCGCCAAGGCCCTGGCCGGTGGGGCGAGCGCAGGAGGCGGGGCGGCTGCGGCCCTCATGCGCGCGGCCATGGCCGGCGGCGGTGGTGCTGCGGCCACCTCAATTACCACCGCGGGCGCGGGCGCCTCGGGCGCCATGAAAACGGCTATCACAACCGGGGGAACCGCCGCCTCCTCATCAATGGGCACCGCCCTGGCTAAGGGCGCCAAGGGACTTGCAGGATCGCTAGTCGGAGGACTGGCCCTCCCGGCCATGATTGCCGGTCTCACCTTGGCCTTCGACCAAGCGAGTAAACTCGGGGATGATATCGACGAGCGTTCGGACGAGCGTCGCAACTTTGAGCGCATCAAGGCGAAGCAGGAAGGAAAGGATACGTTCACCAGCGAGCGAAGCCTGGAGGAGCGGGCTAAATCCTTTCTCACTAAAACCAAGGGCGACAGATTCAAGGACCTCACCGAGGAGGGAGCCACCGAGACCAGGAGCACCAAGACCGGGAAGAAGATTCTAGGCCCAACGCTCAAGGTGAAGTTTGACGAGGGGGACGGCCCCGACCTCACCGAGGCCATCCCGGGCCTAGCCGAGCAGGCATCCAACCGCATCACCGGGCGCGCCTCCGATGAGCAAATCCAGTCCGCGGCGCGCCAAGATGAACGGCGCAACAAGTTTGAGACGTTCAAGCTCGCGCGCAAGAAGCTTGGCCGGGACCTCACGGACGAGGAGGGCTCGAAACTGTCTTTCCTGTCTGGCCGGCAGGCGGGCGGAGACATGGCCACCCCGGAGAGCTCGGTGGCTGCCCTCATGGGCGAGGCCAAGGCCAGCAACACCAAGGTGGCGGCGGCCATCGCCAAGGTAGCGCCGGCCATTGTTGCCGGAGGCATGCGCATCACCAATTTTCACGAAATGGAAAACAAGCCCGGCGGCGGCAAACCGGGATGGTGGCCCTGATGGGGTAGGATTGGGCCATGGCAGACCAAATCGTTGACAGGTTCCCGCCGGCCAAGTGGGAGGTGGAGGGCGCGGACCCGATCGTCTTCCCGGTGGTATCGGTCCAGGAGAGTTACCGAAATCGCATCGTGAAGCACAACCGGCTCCACCGCGATGGCGCGCGCCTCGATGACACGGGCGCCGATTCCACGGTGTGGACGCTCACCACGCATTGGTTCAATTTTAACGATGAGCCAGGCATCACCAACCCGGAAACGCAGTACCCGGACGAGGTCAACGCCCTCACCAAGGCGTGCAAAATCCACGAGACGGGAACCCTCACCCTGCCCACCCAGGGCAAGCGCCGATGCAGGGCGGAAAGCTACGACCGCCAAGACACGTCAACCGAGCGAGACCAGGCCGTGGTTACGTTTATATTTGTCGAGGACAACGAGGACGACGCGACCCAGCAGGAGTTTAGCGGGCCGTCGGCCTCCAGCATCATACGGACCGTGACGGCGGAGGGCGTGGAGTCGGCAGAGTCGCTGGGCGCGGGCTCGTTCGACATGAGCACGCTGAACGAGTTTGCGGGAGAACTGGAGGCCCTCGCGAATGCGCCGGGTGACTTCGTGGGGGACCTGGACGCCAAGGCGAGCGCCATCATTAACAAGGTCCAGGCGGTGGAGGCAGCTTTCACGCGCGCCGAAAATGGCATCATCGAGGAAACCACCCTGCTAATGACCTCCCCGGATTCATCCCTGGCCGGGCGTCGCTTACGCCAAGCCGCGGACGTAGTAGCCGGCGCCGTGGCCGCCAAGGCTGCCCCCGGCATCGTGGCCACCACCACGATACTTTTTGCCAGGACCGTGAGCATTTTCGATGTGGCCGGCATCGTGGGCCAGGCTGCCGCCAACTTGATCAATCTCAACACGCGCGTAGCCGATCTGATGGAGATACCGCGGCAGACCCCCATCACGGTGCTGGACACCCCGGGGGCGCGCAGTGCCTCGTCAACCTGACCGCATTAGCGTCCACACCTCCACGGGCGAATTTGATCGGTTCTCCCGCATCACCATCACCAACGACATCACGAGCCCCACCGAGGCCGTGCTGGAGCTTGGCGATGATGACGCATACAACGAGTTGCGGGACCTCGTGTCCCCCGGCGAGGATTTCACGGTTCGGCTCAACGGGAAACCTCGGCTCAAGGGCCGTGCAGAAATAAACGTCATCCCCGCCGACCCTCAGAACGGCATCGTTATCCAGCTCACGATCCGGACGAAGTTGAGCGATGCGCGCTATGCCTCTGGAGACCCAAAAACCCGGGTGGAAAACAGTTCGGTCGAGGAGTTCCTTCTGGCCCTATACAAGCCGCTCGGATTCGCCAAGGCTGATTTTCTTTTCGCGCCGAACAACGCGAGGGACCTCATCACCGGACTGTTGAAGGGCTCCAACACCCGCCCCGAGGATTTCGAGGCGATCAAGGTGAAGGCCGCCAAGGTCAAGCCGCCGGAAACCATTTACAACGCCGCAGAGCGTCACCTCAAGCGGTACGGCGCCACCCAGTGGCACGGGCCCGACGGGCGCATCATCGTGGGGCGACCCGACGACACGCAGGACCCAACGTATCGGCTGCTGTCCAAGCGCGGAAAGCAAAGCCGCGGCAATAACGTGGTGCGCTACCGTAAGATCGTCGACTTCTCTGAGGTGCCCTCGAGCGTCGTGGTGTACGGGCAGACCCGCGGCGGAGACATCACCAAGAGCCCCATTAAGGGCGTGGCCGTGGACGCGGACGCCTTCACCCTCGCAGCCAATACCGGGCACTTCAACCGGCTGGTGGTTATGTCGTCCCAGCAGGCCAAGACGCAGGCGCAGGCGGACCGCATCGCACAGCGCGAGCTAAGCAAGCGCATCCGACGCAAGGACGCGTATGAGGTGACTGTGGACGGGTGGAGCTACTGGACCGGCACGGAGCAAATCCCGTGGGCAAACAACGCCACCGCGGACCTGGACTTTGATGCGGTGGGCGGCAATCAGGGCAAGTACCTCATCGTGCGCGTGGACCTGGATTACGACATCCAAGGCAGCGCCACGACCCGGCTCAGCCTCGTGGCCCCGGGCATCTGGGTTATCTGAGGTAGACTGCCCCCATGGCATTTCTCACTGAGATGGCGCTAGGGTTCGGCCGCATCGTGGCCACCAAGCTCAAGGGCGCAAGCAACGCGGTCCTGCTGTCGGTCAAGTTCCTGGAGGAGTTTGACGACCCCGACAGCGGGGAAAGCTCCACCGAGGAGCCGATGTTTAACGGCCTTGGACTGTACGGCCGCCCCCTGCCCCCCACGAGCTCCACGGACGCCACACCAAACGACCCGAAGGGCGAATGTGAAATAATGGCCTGGAAGCAGGAGGACATCACCACGCCGATGGCCTACCGGGACCTGCGCCTGAACGCGGTCGTCAACCCGGACGTAGGGGAGATTGGCATCGCTCACTACGGCGGCGGCTTCATCTCCGCCAAGCTGAACGCCACCGGGGACGGGACAGACTGGGCCATCTATTCGCCGCACAAGACCGCGGCAGGTGTGCCGGATAAGGCCAGTATCATCAGCATGGACAGCACGGACGCCAACCGCTCGATCGCCATCGTGCACGCGGAGGGGCAAAATCTGGTGATGACCAGTGATGCCCTCGTTCTCATCACCAACGCGGTGGGGGACGCATACATAGAGCTATCCGGGACGCCGCCCGTACCTGGACCCGTTGGCATCGGCGCCATTGTCATCAACGCTCCAAGCGTGGCCATCACGGGAGGCGTCAACCTCGGGGACAAGAACCCGGCCCTCACTGACTTTGTGGCCCTGGCCGCCAAGGTGGCCACCGAGTTTGCCGCCCTCAAGACCGCTTACGATAGCCACACCCACCCCGATCCTATGGCAGGGATAACGGGCATCCCTGCCCCCTTGCCTACCGCCGGAGACGTTGGAGCCCTCCTAGTCAAGGCGATCTGATGGCCTCGGCCTGCGCCTTTCCGCCATTGCCCATACCCATCTTTGGGTTGCCGGGGCTCCCCGCGTTGCCGTCCCTGCCGTCGTTGCCCGGCCTGCCGTTGCCCCCGTTGCCCGGAGTTCCGAGCCTTCCCATCCCCACCTTCGGTTTGCCCGGGTTGCCTGCCCTGCCCTCCTTGCCGTCGTTGCCGTCGTTGCCGTCCCTGCCTGGTTTGCCACCGCTACCCATTCCCACCTTCGGTCTGCCGGGCTTGCCTGCGTTGCCGTCGTTGCCGTCCCTGCCGTCGGTCGGGTGCCCTCTGGATTGATTGTGGTAGGCTCAGCGCATGGCGACGGCCTACACAATCCCCCCGGCTGGGGTGACCGCCGCAAGTTTCTTTGTGGGCGCCACCATCGTGGACCCAGCGAAGCCCCCGGCTCTCCTGGCTGACAATTTCGCCCCCGACGGCGACTTTGCCTCCATCTTCTTGTCTCCTCACCCCGTGGACGCGGCCATCGCGGAGGCCTTCCGGCTCAAGCGCGGCACTGGCGCGGCGCTCGAGCAAGCGGGCCAGGGCTTTGAGAGCATCCGAAAAAACACCGAGACCGCGGCCCGCGAGCTGGAGAACGAGGCCCGGTTAATCATGGCCCCATTCGAGGCCCGAGGTGATGCCACCGTGACCGCCATCCAGGTGGACACCGAGCAGGCGTTTGACCTCGGGGCGGTCCTCGTGGCCTATGTAAATAATCAGACCCGCAAGAAGCAGGAGGTGAGAGGGTGACCGCCACAGCCATTGAGCGACAGTTTGCCACGTTCCGCCGTGGAGTCATCCGGGACGAAATCCTGCGGTCGTTCCGCGTGGGCCTAAGGCAACTCACCAACCCGGACACGAACCTGGCGTTTACCGAGCTGGAAGTAGCCACGAGCACAGCTCGCCTGTCGCGCTGGTACATCGAGGCGGACGCCTTGGACCTCGTGTTGCTCACGGTCCAGCAGCGCGATCTGTATTTCACCGACCAGGCCCGGGTTGACCGCGCCGCAACCTCGTTCCTCACCGGCTACCACGGCCTGATGTGGGGGGAGTTCAAGCTTTCCGCCGTTGGCGGCTCAGGCCCCATCGATGCCCCCGCCGTTCCGGGAACGATCTTCGTTGGCTCGGCCACCGTTCCGGACGCTGCCGCAGTGTTTGGCACTGACCCAGCGGGCCTGCGTTACCAAGTTCTGTTTACCGCCACCGCCACCGCCTCAGGGCTATCCGATGGCACGACCGACGGCGCACAACTCCAAGTGCAGGGCATCGACACCGGACCAGATACCAATCTGGACGTTGCTGCCGAGATTTTGTGGAGCAACGGACCCCCGGGCGCCCCGGAGCCTGCCACGGTCATCACCAAATTTAGCGGTGGAGTGGGCATCGAGACCGACGCGGAGTTCGCGCGCCGCCTCTTGGACCGCATCCGAAAGAAGCAAGCGGCCGGCAACAATGCCCAGTTCCGCGCGTGGGGACGCGAGGCCAATGCAGCGGTGGAGGACGCTTTCATTTACGCCACCGCCCTACAAGCGGGCTCGGTGCGGGTGGCCATCATGCAAAAACGCGGGAACGTCCAGGGCCCCCTTGGCCGCATCCCCTCAATTGGGACGCTTACCGACGTCACGGGCTACCTAACGCCCCCCGCCTCCCCGGTGGTTCCGGTGCCTCCCCTCGTGGTCGTCACAGGGGTTGTGGGCGAGTCGGTTGACACCACGCTAGGCCTGGCCCTTCCCTTCGGCCAGAGCAACGGGTGGGACGACTTGGACCCGTGGCCCGGACTCGGGACCTCGGCCCCCGTCTACACGGACATCCTTTCGCTCTCATCGCAGACGTCCTTCAAAATCACGCGCGGCACAGGATCGATCGATCTCCCCACCGGGGTCACTGCCCCAAGTCTGATGGCATGGAACGCCCTCACCAGCAGGTGGGAGGCTCTACAGGTGACCAGCGCGGGACTGGATTCCGGGGACGTTTTTGACGTGGTGCTTTCCGTGGCCCCCGCCTTCACCCTCGTGGCCGGCACGCGCATCAGCCCGGACACCGCTCAGCGGGACCTTATCGCCGAGACCACCGAGGACTACTTTGACGGCCTCGGGCCCGGCGAGCTCGTGGACCTCACCACCGATAGCCGAGCTCACCGAGCCTACCGCGCGCCCCGCCCTAACGAGGACTTCCCGCAGCGCGCCGGCTCGGCCCTCCTGTCGCGCCTCCGCGATTCCCTCGGGGCAGCCCTGGCCGACTCCACGCAGGATGAAATTTCCCTAACTCTCCCCACCGTCCCATCCGACCCGGTGGATGAGCCTAACTTACTAGTGGCCGGGGACGTGGCCATATACGCGATCTAAGCCATGGGATTTCCGACCAAGCCATCACGCCTCGCCTTCGGCCCCCTCGGGCTAACCGATCGATACCCTGTCCGAGACCCCACAAAGGAAATCGGATTTGGGACATTTAAGCTCGCATGGTGGCAGGTGGCTGGCCTCGGCATCGTGTCCAAGGTGGCCAAGGTCCAACTGCTTATCAGCGGAGCAGGCGCCGAGTCTTTGGGCTTCAGCGCTGAAGCATGGGACGCAGAGGCGGGCATCCTCCCCACCCTTGCCAAGCAAGCCACCGGCCACTGGCGCATCACCTACGCGGCCACCTACCCGGACGAGACGGGAGCCGCCATCACCACATCGTTAAGCGACGCTGAGTCTCACGTTCAAATCACCGCCGCCGCCTCCGTATTTTACGACACCCGGTGCCAGGTGCTGGCCTCCGGTAGAGAGGTGGATGTTTTCGTACGCGCCGCCGGCGGTGGAGCCCTCACCGACCCCATCAACCAAAATATTGTGGTGGACATCTACTAGCCGTGGGCGGCATCGGACGACAGAACCCCGGGCCGTTTCAGATTGGCGGAGGCCGGTCCGAGTTCGAGCGCATATGGTTCGAGCTGCGCAAGGCGATCGGGGACGACGGCGCCGGCCCCATCGATTCACTCGAGGACACCTGGAGACAAGCCAAGGCCGCTGGTATCGTGATGGCCACCGCCATGGGGGAGCGGGCCCTGGCCCAGTTCTTTCCGTTCAAGGCCACCGACCATATTGGGGTGTACGAGGACTTGCTACGCGTGGCCCCGGCCTCCACGGAGCAGGGCCGACGCGATGCCATCACCGCAGCGTTCACCCGGCAGGTTAGCGCCATCGTGGGAGACCTGCGGGGCGAGCTCCAGGCCATCGATCCGGGCTTGGACTACCTCACGCAAACCGCGGACGATGCCATCGTGGCCCACGCGGGCAAGTATCTCCGGCCCCGACCGGCAGGCGGTGGACCGGCCACCCAATACGGGAGCCAAGCGGGCTCCAAGTTCCCGAACTTCTCCTCTCACTTTATCGTGACCGTACTTTGGTCCGGCCTCACGGGAGGCATAGCCCCGGCCTCCGAGCTTAAGAAGGTCCAGGACCTGCTAAACGACACCCTGCCCGCGTGGGTCGACTGGCGGGTTATCAACGCAACCGGCGGGTTCTTCCTCGATGGCTTCAACGATAGCCTCCTGAGCATCACCCCCTTCAGCTAGGATCGCACCCATGGCCAACTTCCCTCGAGTCAAGCCCGCCGGATGGGCGGCCAATGAAATCTACACGGCCACCCAAGCCAACACCCTCGACATCGACCACACCAAGGCGCCGAACTTCGATGATGGATCCGCGCACGCCCCGGCGGCGGACATCGAGATCACCGGCCCCAATGGGCTGGAGCTTCAGGGCAACCTTCGGCTCAAGTATGCCTCGCGATCCATCACCCGCGCACAGCCGCTGATGGCCCAGGACCTTGGCCCCGGACCAGATTACGCTTGGACGTTTGGCGATCGGGCTATTTTGAACCAAACGGCGGCGGGCGATGGGGACGATATCACCATCACGCTTGACAACCTGCCTGACGGGCAGGTTCTTACCGCGGTGGAGATCATCATTAAGCCGTTTGCTGGTCACAGTATTACCCCGGTGGACAATCCTGGCGGCGTAGTCCCCCCACTGCTTTATGTTTACCGGCAACCTATAGCCACAGAGCCAGCCGTTTCCCTCGGCGGACCGGTCACGACCACCGAGCTGGCTTCCCCGGCCGTATACGAGGCGCTTCATGGGTTTAGCGTTACGGGCATCGCCCACACTATCGACACCGAAAACAACACCTACTACGCGGTTTTCGTCGGGGAGGGTGGAACCGATTTCATTCCTGGCTTGCGTATTTACGGCATCCGCACGGTTTGCACGGTCACCGATCAATCGGAGTACTAGGTGGCGGACTTCTCCCTGGAAATCATCTCGGGCGTGGACTCCCTGGTATGGACGGACGCGGCCTATTTGGCCCTACCCACCCGGCTAAACCCCGTGACGGGCATCCCTCACCGGCTCTCGTTTCAGCAAACCAGTACCGACATCGTGATCGGCGCCCGAGTGGGCGGGACCCTCACCCCGCTGGATGCTGCCCTTGGCGGGCGCCTGTTTCTCTGGTCCTGGATTGACCTGCCGCAGGGCGCTGGCCTGCCCCTCGTCCCCCCGGCGGGTCAAACGTCCAAGGTTACGCTTGGCGCGGCCCTGTTCACCGGCGGCAGCCAGGGAGGTCACTACACGGTGCTATGCTCGCGAGACGGCGGCGGCGGTGTCGCCCTGAGCTTTGAAACGCCAGTGTTATGACCTCCAGAATTGACGAGCTAAGCCCGGACTTTGTTGGCGGCGCCAACATCAAGCTCACCCTCTCGGACCCCTTGGCGCGCCTCGTGGCCTTCACCGGGGTGGCCATCGCGGTGGACTACTCCGATACGGACGACCTCGGGGGCATACAAATGCCCTTGGAGCTAATCGTTGCGAGCCCCTCGCCGGGACTGTTTCAGCGCCAAAATATCGGCTTGGTTCGCGATGGCATCAGCCAGCAAACGCCCCCGGGATCCGTGTCCTTCGTCCCTCGCGAGGGTGGGCAGTTCCTGGTCTTGCTGCGTGAAGTTGGCCACAATCGGGCATATGGTACCCTCACCCTGACGGTGGAGGGTACTCAAGCGGATGCCTCTGTCACCCTCTCACAGAGCGCATAAATGGCCAGTAACGCAGAATTTTCGATCGATGGCGACCCGTTCGCCAACCTCGGTCACGATGCCATCAACTCCGAGGTCCTCACCCTGGCCCTGGAGGACCTTCCAGCGCTCCAGGTATTCAAGACCGTATGGGAAGTGGTCCAGAAAACCAAGGGAGCTCCGGACATCGCTGAGCTCGGTGCCATCGGCGGGGGCGGCGCGCAGCCAACTCCTACGCCACAGGACACGCTTGACATCACGATGCCAGCGGCGGGGACCCACTCCTACATCCTC